TATAAACTAAACTACTATGATTTGAATCTACTTCAGTTACTTCAGGAAAAACTCCCTCTAATTCTTTTATATATTCTCTTGATATATCTAATTCATGTCCTGCACTTGGTAAATCAGGATTATGTTCATGCATTGATATTGCATGGAAGTCTAATAAATCTCCAATGTTAATTACAGTATCAGGTTTAAATTCTTTTTTAATAGCTTTTAGAAAAGCAAAAGCATCTTTGTGATGATAAGGGATATGTAAATCGCTTATTACAAGAACAGATTTATGCATGACACACTCATATTAAGATTCTTCTTGACCTTGTTGTTGTGCCATTTGTTGCATTTCTTGGAACTGTTGTGCCGCCTGTTGCATTTCTTCAGGCGATCTAATTAACTCTTCAGGCACTCCTAACTTCTTAGCTACAAACTTAGCCGCTTCATCTTGTTTAATTAAAACATTTAATAACTGTGGACCAACTCTTTGTTGAACCATACCTAAAAATCTATCAAGTGTTGCTACATCTTGTTGGTGTTGTGCTTGTGCTAAAGGAGAAGAAGATTTAATTTTTATCTCTCTTCCATTTACTACTGGTATTTTTATTCTACCTTGTTTTTTAAGAATATAAATTACTCTTTGTAAAACAGGGTTTACTAATTCAGCTTGTAATCTTCCGAATGCCGCTCCTATTTGTCTTGATAGATCAGCCATTCTTTCTGCTACTTCTGTAGCTGTCATAGGTGTTTTTTCATTTGGTACACCTAACATCTCATTGTATAATGCTTTTTTAATATTAGTTCTCATATCTCTTAATACTAAATCACTTACATTAAAGTTACCTGCTGGTGCTATTGGTTGAAGTCCTGATGATCCCATTGCTTTTGGAATGATCGTTCCGGGAATGAGTGAAATATTATCTACATTGATTACACCATCATCTTCTACTTGATACATACCTGAGATAGACATTTGTGCATTTTCTAAAATTAATTCTATAACTAAGTTAGAAGTTTTAATTGCAGGTAATGCTAATTGTAATGGACCTCTTCCATATACTTCTCCTGCTACTTTAGACCATCTATAAATTATATATGGATTAGAACCTAAACCTTTAAATACTGTTTCTGTTATCTTATGTTCATATGCTGATGCTATAACACAAAATTTATGTTGTTCTTCTTTTGTATTTGAATAATCTCTATAAAGTATTTCTACTACTTCACATTCTTTTTCTCCCATCTTGTCCATATCCATTTTCATTTTTTCTGACAATGTTCCATTAGGATATGCAATTAATAATTCTTTCATTCGGATCATTCTTTTTCTATAGACATGATCTATCTTGTCATCAAAGCCTGAGTCTAAAACTATTTGTGGTAAAGGTATTGCTTTAAATTTAACTGGCTGTATTGCATCTCCCTCTTCTACTAAAAGGACACCAGTACCTACAGCACAATCTAAAAATGTTTCATGTACTTCTTGTGAGAAGTTTGAGTTTTGTAATATTTCAAAAACATATTCTGTTACTTCATCTAATAATAAATTAACTTCTCTTTGATTATCTTTTGGTATTTCAGAACCAGCAACAAAATCTGCCCATCTAGCATAGTTAGGAACTATACCTGCTTGTAATCTACTAGCAAATTCTTGTACACCTACTACTGCTGTTTCATCAAAAATTCTATCTGATCTTCTTTTACCTATTGATTCAGGATAAAAAGATTCTCTTTGAGGTAAAGCATACTCATAGCATTCCTCAAATGTAGGAAGCCACATATCTTTAATAGCTTTAGCATGGGCATATCTTCCAAGTAATGTTCTTACTTCTGACTCAGAATAATCTTCTGCTCTTTGTGGTTTTACTTCAACGACCATTATGCTCCTAATGTAGGTTTAGACATAAGCTGGGCTGAAATTTCAAAACCTTGTCCGCCTCTTCTACCAGTTAAAAGTGATCTACGACCTCTTCTACCTGTGTAAGCCGCCACTCTATCTTCAAATTGTTCTTGTTTGATTCGTGTCTTTTCAGCCATTTCCTGAGATCGTAATCTCTTTCTTTGCTGTCTAACACTCTCTTCCTCAACTGGAGGTGGTGGTGGTGGGGGAGCTTTTGGTTTAAATGGACCTGCACACATTTTTACTTTCTCCTTTCATATACGCTTTTTGGTTTGACATCAAAAACATTAAAATTCCTTTTCGCAACTATAGGTTTATTAGTTTTTTTTCCAATAGTCAATGCTCTTCCCTCTCCTGCTCCTAGAAGTAAATATTGCAAAGCATCATGAATATGAGAAAATCTATTCTTATTTGGCTTATCATCATATCTTTCTCCTGATACCTGCAATCTTCTATAATGATATCCGCCTCCAAAACCTCTAATTAAATTATTACATTTAGGATCAATAAGCATTCCTGACTCTCCATCTACCATTCTAGCTAGTATTGAATTTACTGATTCTAATCTAATTAATACATCATTTGATGGTGCTGGTCTTGCATGAATACCTTTGCCTCTTAGTATTTGAAATGGTGTAGATTCATCTGTTTGTACTCTATGATCTCCAGCAGGATCGCCATATATATAAAAATCTCTAGGTAAATACTTTGCCATATGTTGTTTCATTACATCAGAAAATTTTACAATACCCATATCTTCTGCAACTAATTCATCTATAATAACCCATCTACTTCTTATTCTTTGAGCGAATACACAAGCTGGTGTTAATCCAAAGTCTATACCTACGAATATAGGTACTCCCTCCGCTATAGCTAAATCTCCTTTTGCTACATGAACATCTTGATTATATGATTCATAAACTGGTTTACCATCTTCTACTTGTCCTAATTTATTTAATACATAAACATCAATCCAAGATTTAGTCTTACCTCGTATAATATTTTTATAATAGTTAGGTGTTAAGTTCTTTTTGTTTTCTGACTTACTACTTTCATCATATCCATCTACTTCATTGTTCTTAGATTTTATTTCTAACATAGCAGGTGGTTGATTAAAAAATTTCCAGTTATCAGGTTTGATTAACATCTTAGCTTCTTGTTTAGTTATGTAATCAGGTATTACTGTTTCTCCTGCAAGTATAGCCCACCAATGATCTGTATCAGGTGGGTTAGTATCTGCTATAACACCATACCAACTTGGTCCACCATCTCTCATAGATGGATATCTACCTACCCTCATTGAACAAGCATCTACTATTGACTTAGGTATTTCTCTTGCTTCATTAATCCAAACACCAGTAAGTTCTAAAGATAATAATTTTTTAACATCTTCAGGTCTATCAAGTGCTAAGAATATAACTTCTAGTTCTATATCTCCTTTAGATATTTTATGAGTATATGGTACACTCCATTTGAATGTTCCCCATTCTTCTTCAGGAAACCAATCAAGCCAAGTTTTAATTGTAGTAGTTTTTAATTGTGGGTTAGTGTTTCTTATTACTGCCCATCTTGATTTTCTTTTACCATCTTCAGATGGCTTTTGTATTAATGCTCTTCTAATAATTTCTATGCAACAAGCAACAGATTTACCTGAACCTACTGGTCCTCTTAATCCTCTAAAGAAATCATTATCTTTTAAAAAATTTTTTAATACTTGCCCATCAGGCTTATAATTCAGTGATCCCATAATCTACAGCCAACTTAATTAGTTTCTCTCTTGTTTGTGGATTTATACTTTCTATTATCCTATCTGCTTCTTTGTCTGTAACATGGTCTTTCGGATAATGTTTCATATGATTTTTTTTTACAACAATCCTTAACCTTTGCAAATCTTTTAATGGTATTTGCGAATATATACTCACGATCTATATGCTTTTGTTTTTCTTGCTATAGACTTTGGTTGTTTACTAAATTGTTTACCTTTTGCTTTATCTTTTCTTTTCTTAGCAGTAGTACGAGCATATTCTCTAGCAGATAAAGATTTAATTGCTTTTGCTGGTAAATATCTTTCTCCTGTCTTAGATGATTTTTTACCTGACTTAGTTCTCCATTTTTGCTTAGACCATTTACTAAGTGAGTTACTAGACTTTTTACCACCTGAATAACTACCACCTGCTTTCTTATAAGCCTTTACTGCCGCTTGGGCTTTTCTTCCTGACCATTGTCCAGCCCTCGTACCATGTGATGCTTGTGATTTTATTCTAGCAACAATACGCTTCCATAGTTTAGGTTTTGATTTAGTAGCTGTTGTCATACTACTTTATTGGTAATTATTTTTTCTGCCATTCTAAAAGCATCTTCTTCTGAATGACCTTTAAGCATTTTAAATTCAGCATATTGTTTTATTCTTGTTGCTCTTTCACTTAATGCTCTTTGTCTTTCTTGTTCAAGAATCTTGTTTGCTATCTTCTCGCTTTTCAGAATAGACTTGCTCTTCTTGTTTACTTCTTTTTCTGATTTTTCTCGAATCTTCATAGTTTCTCCTTGAATTGTTACGACCATTATCTTCGTCAGTTTTTGGTGTGTATTTCTGCATTGTATTCCTCGTATGTTGTTCTCGTACCTATTGGGGCGGAAAATTTTTTAAACTCTTCTTCAGTTAATACATTCTCTTCTAAAAGTTCTGTATCTCCCATTTTCCAAATGCGAACCCAATATTTACGCACTCTTCTTTTTCTTCTTCTTCATCATTGAAGCAACGATTCTTTTTTTTAATGCATCAGGTAATTTCTTTTGTTTACCTTTTAGCATAGTTTTGCTTTTGCCTTTTGAACCATACATAATGTTATCCTTTCTTTTTTAGTTGCATTATTTTACTTTTTACCTGTTTTGGTAAATCTTTAAAGTGAAATAAATTTTTACTAGATGTTGTATGTGTTTTGCCTGTATGCAAACTACCATCTTTCATCTTGTGAGTTTTGCCTTTGTATTCCTTACCATCCTTAGTGTAATGAGGTACTCCTTTCATTATGCCTTTCCTTTCTTTTTTTTCTTTTTAAGACGCATAGATATATTCTTAGCTTTCTTTCTGGCATCTGCTTTTGATGATGCACCCCATGCTTTAAGGCTTAGAAGTAATCTAGTTGGCTTACCATTCTTATATTCTGGTCCACGCATATTACCCATTCTAGCAAGGAAAGATGCTCTTCTTGGATTGTCGCCTGACTTAACAGGGGCTTTAAGTGTACCACCTTTGTAAGAAGCACGACCTTTAGCATTCAGTCCACCCTTAGGATTCTTTCCTGCCTTTCTCATCCATGCTGGAGTTTTATAAGCCATGCAATTTGTTTAACATATTTTGAACGAACCTTGAAGAGTTATATTGTGTGGGCAACCCCACTTACAGTAGCAGTGCCTAGGTTTTTGGTCCCCCACTGACACTGACAAGCGGTATCGCTGTGATTTCTACGACAAGTCTATGTTTATGGAGAAATCGCCACCAACCAAGTGTTGGTGCTTCTCAGGTGCTTTGAAACCAGCTCGGTCTAGGATATCTTTACTAGCTTCGAGCTGTACATACTCACTCTTAGCACCCTGAGAAAGCGATACCAGCTTGGCACTAGCTTTTGCCGAGTTCAGCCCCATGGATCGCTGAATCTCCTGCATCATATACTGCTGTACCTCAGGTTTTCGTAGCATCCTAGAAGCACTAACTCTAGCTGAATTACCCTTGTAACCAGCGACTTTTGATGCTTCTGTGATGGTACAACCTGAGGCTACGAGTGTATCTACCAATAACTTCGCTTTACCTGTAATCTCAGGTGCAGAACTCTTGGTAGATTGAACTAGCTTAGGTACTAGCTTTGTCATGTGATCAGGTACTCCTCGGTCATATGTTAAAACCTTTCAGGTAGTATAGAGGTAGAATGATGTTGTGTCAAGCTACCGACAATGCCCACTACATCTAGTGGCTGTAAGTCATGGATTGCGGATAGTTTCTAATCATTTTCCTCTTTGGATGATTAAACTCTTGCCAAAGTAAATAATCCAAAAAGCATGGTTCGCCCCTCAGGCAAGGAGAGGGGCTTCAAGTAGTAAATCGGTTCCCCCTAAAGGTTCCCCCCAATTTACCACTTGACCATGTTTTATGGTTATTTCCTACCAAGTTGGCAAGTTTAATCATTAACCAAAGGAGGATAAAATGAAGAAACTTAGAACCGCAATCAAGACAATAACAGACCACTTTGATGGTTATGCATTGTCGGAGAACCCAACATCAGATACCTACACTCCTGTTAAAGGTTGTTTAGAGAATATGATAAGAGGTACTCAAATTGCAAATGACATAGCAGTTGATCTAGCTAGTTCAATCGCTTACCGAGTATCTCAAAGTAAAAGAGATTACAATGGTAGCGAAGTTCAAGATGTTCAGATGCAAAAAGATAATGTTGCATTACAGAAGATGCTTGAACAAATCAAAGCTAATGATGAATTTCTGAGCGAGGCAAAAGCCGAATACTCAGAAAGACTAGGCTTTGATTATGTACCAAAAGCTAGAGTCAATAATCCTGAGAATGTTAAACAAACTCAGGCTATGAAAGATGCTACTGATTTAATTGCTAAAGTAAGGCAGTTAAAGAAAGCATCTTAATCAATTAGATTCAGCTACTTCTACTGAGTTTATCTCGGTTAAAAGAAGTAGCTGGATTATTACTTGACTCTAATAGAACAAACAAGTAATATACAACTTGAAGTATGGAAAGGAGATCGCTATGTCGATTATATTTAAAGGTAAAGCAAAAGATTTTCCTGTGTTTATGAAAAACCTGAGGAAATCTTATGCTAAGAAACAAGGTAAATTAATTACCAAAAAAACTTTATTATCTGAGGTTGTGCAATGTCTAAACACTACGCAGAAATAGAGATTGAAAACATTATTGAAGTCAATAGCAAAGACTTAGAATCAAAGTTTTCAAGATTAACTTTATTATTTCTTAACAAAGTCAAGGATGGAAAAAGCCTTGATGATCTGAAAGCATTACGCAGGGCATACAAAGTATGTGCTGAGATGAAGTGCTTAGATCAAGAAGTAATTACTTCAATCAATAATCAAATAATAAAACTGGAGGAAAAATGGATGAAGAAATAGACCAATTAAAACCTCACGAAATAGATGAGGCACAAGCAATATATCGTGCAAGTAAACGAGAGAATACTATGAATGATATATGCAAAGGTACATTTGATTTCTTAAAACTTGAACCTGATAATCCTGACAGGAAGTATTGGGAAGAAGTTTACAAGAAAGCAAGTGAAGTAAGAAAGCAATACCAAAAGATCAAGGAGGTCTTATGATTATTAAACAAGAAATTTATTGGGGCTTAGATGAAAATGATAAAGTCGTAATAGATGTAGAAGAAATCAGAAAAGAATTTGAATATAGTCTTAATATTATTGTTCAAGAAAAAGAGGGTTTTTCTGCAAATGTAATGGAGGATAAATGAGTACAATAGAATTTTATTGCGGAGTAATTTATCTCTTCGCAATGATTGTAATGATAATAACAATATAGAAAGGAGAAGTATGCAAGGAAAAGCTAAAGATGTAAACCTAGAAATTACTAAAAAGGTTTTACAATTAATGAAAGAACATGGATCACAATGGACAAAACCATGGGCTAATAAACTATTTACTTCAGTAGATGGTTACAAATATACAGGCGGAAACATTATACAATTAGCATTTCAGCCTTATAAAAGATATGTTTGGGGAACTTATAAACAGTGGACCAAACATGGATGTCAAGTAAAGAAAGGTCAATCATCTACTAAGTTATTGTTTATCAAGAAGTATGTTAAAGAAGTAGATGTCAAAGGAGAAACAAAAGAAAAAGCATTTCAATTATTTCGTACCTTTGATGTGTTTAACATTGAACAAGTAGAGGGTAATACAGATAAGTTTGTTGGCTTTGATACCTATGAAAACAAAGTCAATGACAATCATAACGCAGATGTATTTATATCTAATACAAATGCAACGATTTCTCGTGGTGGTAAGGCTTGTTATATACCAAGTATTGATGAGATTCATATGCCTAGCAAAGAATCATTTATCAATACTGAACATAGTACCGCTACAGAAAACTACTATTGTACAATGTTTCATGAACTAACTCATTGGACAGGACATGAAACAAGATGCAATAGAAAACTATCAACAAGATTTGGATCAAGTGGATATGCATTCGAAGAATTGATTGCAGAACTTGGTTCATGTTTTATTGCTAGTCATCTAAACATTACATCTAAACCAAGAGAAGATCATGCAATGTATCTTAACAGTTGGATTAAATGTTTGGAAGAAAACGAAGATGCTATTTGGAAAGCATCAAGTCTTGCAAGTAAGTCATTAGACTTCTGTAAGAATTTACAATCAACAACAAATGTAATCAAGGAGGTTGCGTAATGAAAGTAAATATAGATCAGCTAAAGTTTATTATTCAGAATATCTGTAGAATAAACAATGACGCTAAAGTAAAATTTGTAGGTAGATCATGGAAGTCATCTACAGATGAGAGTGATTTTGTTAATGAAGAATATACAAAATTACAAGGCATCTCTATCAGTTTTGCTGACAACAAAAATGAAGAAGATGAAATAATAATCAGGGTAACATAATGGATAAAATACATGATTTAGAAATTGTTGAATGGATCAATGATTGTCCAACTCATAAGTGTGAAATAAATCACATTGATGA